TATAAGGTTCAAAAGAGTCTACAATGGTTGACAAAGCCAGAGTCATCTGCCTTATATTCACTAACAGATGCCAAAGATTACTATGACCCGAACCAAGGATTCTTCTTTAATGACCCATTAGATGGTCAAAGAAAGTTCTTTATTCCATTCTTGGGCACAGGGCTTAACTTCATGAGTAACCTGTTAACTGGTCAAGGTGCTACGACTCGTGGCCCATATGCTATATCTGCAACTCCACAGTCATTGAACTTCGCATTTGCATCAGGTAGCATTATGCCAGGAGTTGGCCCAGGTATTCAGGTTGGTCTAAAAGTTCTAGATAACCTAGGCGTCAACCCAATTAGCGTGCTCCCGATTGGCATGAGAGATTTTGTTAGTAAGATTATCTTCCCATTTGGTGAGCCAGACTTAAGACAAGGCGTAGTTGAGGGATTCCTTCCAGGTAACTGGCGTCGTATTATTGCTGGTATAGGCATGCAAGAAGAGGCTTATGCTGCCGCATTTGCCCCCGTCATGAACTATCTTGCTAGCGGTGGTAACTATAATCTAAATGATATAGAAGACCAGGCTCAGTTAATGAGAGATACTAATAAGTTCTCCCAGTGGTTTACTATATTCCGTGGTGTATTTGGGTTGGCTTCACCATTCCCACTAAATCCTCAAGGACTAACAACCTTAGATGACGGGAATGTAGTTCTATCTACAGCCTTATATAATGACTTTAAAGAACTTGAACTTGCCGCAGGCGGTAATTCAAACAAAGCATATGCTGACTTCTTAGACACATATGGACCAGAGGCAATCTTTGCTATCATCAATACATCCTCTGGCGCTCCTACGAATCTATATACATATGAGTTGATTCAGCGTAACCCAGAAGTTATGGACTTATATTCAGATACCTATGGATATGCTTATCCAAACGGTGGTTTCTCTCAAGAGTTATACCGTTGGCAACGACGTGCCGGAGAGAAGGAAAAGTTTACTTCTAAGCAACTTATTCAACGAGCAACGAGCCTTCGCTACTATGCTGCTAATGACAGACTAATGACTCGCCTAGTTTCAGGCGATTTATCTGAAGAAGAATACAAAGAGGCGCGTAAGTTCCTCAAGGAGTCCTACATCAAGGCCGGATTAACTATTGAGTCTGACCCATTTAAGAAGGCTAAAACCAGAGAACAACTACGCCGTATGGCGGCAGATGAACGATTTGCTGATTCAGATGCAGTTGCTGGACTTCGTGATTATCTATACCTAAGAGACAAAGCCCTAGAGGCTGCTGGTGTAACTAATGACAGCCTAGCAAAGCAAGGTACAATTGCTCAGCGTCAATGGCTGGCAGGAGAAGCAAAGAAGATTCTACAAAGAAACCCAGAGTTCTATAAGTTTTACTATACATTCTTTAAAGAGGAGTTAGAAGGCTAATGTCGACACAGAATATTCAGCCGCGAGTAGGCTTAGATAAGGGCTTCAAGGGTGGAGAGATAACCTATGCTCCAGTCAAAGACGAAAAGCAGCCCACTTTAAGTCCCTCTGAAGAGGCTAAAACGGCAACCCCTCCGACTGATACAGAATCTTCTAGACCTAAAGAGGGTTTAACTGGAGTTCCTCTCGGGACAAAAATTGTTAAAGGCGTGAGGACTACCCCAGGACCTAAGGGAAGACTTAAAAGAACCAGAACTATATATGGCGAAACTCAATATGCCGAGGGTTCTGGAGCAGCAATTTTTGCTACTAAAAATAATGATGGAAAACTAGAATTACTTCTTCGCCTTTCTAAAATTCCTGGCTTATACAAAGAAGAAGACTTACTTACTGAACAGCAAATATTAGGCCTTGCAACTAATAAGATAGTACCTATTAGGCAAGAAGATTACGATGCTCTTGAAAGAGTAATGTTCCTAGCCGACACCACTGGTGATGACTATGAAACAACCATTACATATCTGCAGACAAATCCTCAGGTAGCACTTGCAGCGTTCGGCGCCCCTAAGGGTAAGAAGACTAAACTAACCCCGGCTGCCGCTTTAGGGCTGGAACTAGAACAAAACATTATGGATTTTCTAGACCAGAAGGTAAGCGAAGATGACAAAAAGGCATATGCCAAGAGAGTTAATCAGGCTGAAGCCAAACGCGGTGGAGCCCTTACAGAATTAGAGCGTAAAGAGATTCTGAATGATACTATTCAGGATAAGGCTCGCCTGGCATTTAAGGCGACAGGCGAAGATGCTTCAGCGCTTATGCGTCGTGGCGCACTAGGTGAAACCTATGATACACTACGTCAAGCCTACAGAGATTATGGCCAGATGGCTGATGACAATACTATCTACAAGCAGGCTATTCAGTCTATTCGCAGCAAGCAAGCCTTTGATAATATCATCAATAAAGTTAAACTTCAGGCTGAAGTATCAATGCCGGCGATTAAGTCTTACATTCAACAAGGACTTACTCCTCGTGAAGCAATAGGCAGTTATATCGACTATTACTCTAAGGCTATAGGTACCCCTAAGGACCAGGTAGATTTAAACAAACTTATGCCTGTAGTTTCTGGAGATAAGATTCTACCATATCAAGACTGGCAGAAGTATGTCCAGAAACTTCCAGAGTTTAAAACTGGCCCACTATTTAGAGAACAACAGTTCAGCGACGCACAAGCCCTGCGTAGAAACTTCCTAGGATAGGAACGCGATGCCACCAAAAGTAAAGAATCAAGCAGAGATGGATGCAGCGAATCGTGCACTTGCTGCTGCACAATCAAAGGTAACTGCGGCGAAGGCAGCGCAAACACAGTTTGTAGGAACAAATGCTCCTAGCGTTCTAGAGGAACTACGTGCAACTACAGCCAATATCAAAGAGGCAACAAAAGCATTACAGGCTGGACCTGGCAAGGCAACTAATAAAATTGTATCAGGTGCCGCTAAGGCAGTAGCGGAACGAAATGTTGGAATGGCTCCTCTTTTAAGCGAATGGCAGGGAGTTCAATCAACTCTTGCTGGCGCTGAAGCAGAACTTGCGGGTATAAAAGTACCGGCTCCACAGTATGAAGCCGCCGCAACAGCGGCACTAGATGCTATTATGGCTTCTCTTGCAGCAGTTGGGGTTGAAGGACTTGCTGGAGTGATGAATCAAATCAGAGAAGAGTATCCTGATATTTCATCCGAAGACGCACTACTTCTTTTGAAGTTTGACCCAAGATACAATAAGCCATACATGACCCGCTTTGCTGGTAATAAGTTGCGTATGGATGCAGGCTTTGCTCCGCTAGATGATAGAGAATATCTAGCCAATGAGGCAGCCTATAATAAGATTTTCACATCATATGGATTAGATAAGCAGTTTGCTAATAGGGCTGAATATGCTCGTCAAATTGGTAACCGAGTAGCCCCACAGGAACTAGCAGAGCGAGTATCTCTAGGATATGATAGACTAACCAAGGGTGCGACTGAAACACTTAAGGCAGTAACTACTTTATTCCCTGAGTTGACAGATAAAGATTTGCTAGCATATGTCATTGACCCTGTAAACCAATTACCAGCAATTACCCGTAAGGTTCAGGCTGCTGAGATTGGTGGAGCAGCGCTAGCACAGAATCTAACCATAGGATTAACTACAGCCCCAACTACAACCTCAGGTTATACTAACGTTGCCCGTAGAGGATTAACTGTAGATGAATTATTAGCACAGGGCGTAGACTTACAGACTGCTCGTAGAGGCTTTGCTAATGTAGCAGAAGTTCTACCTACGGCTGAGAAGTTAAGCGGTATCTACGGTAATGTATTGGAACAATATGGCCGTCAGCAGGCAGAAGAAGAGCAATTTAAAGGACTTGCTTCTGCTCAGCGTAAGCGTGAACAATTAACTCAACGAGAGATAGCAGCATTCTCCGGAGAAACAGGAGCAGGACGAGGCGCATTCGCTAAAGAACGCTCGTTCTAAATTAGAATCCCAAGTGGACCGACCGGCCCCTCTTGGCGTATAGACCGGTAGTAAGAGCCAGAATAGACTCCCCATCTAAACTGAGGCTTACGACTACAACGAATAGAAGGGTGGAAGTTGCTATGAGCAACACATACTGGGACGAAGAAGACGATGACCTAGATACAGAATCACAGTCATTTGGAAGTACTGAGAGTGACTTATTAAAGAAACTCCGTAAAGCCAAAAGGGCTGATGAGAAACGTATCAAGGAACTTACTGAGCAACTTGAGGGATTATCCAAGGTGCAGCGTGAGCGAGTCGTCAAAGAAGTCCTAGAGAAAAAAGGCGTAAACCTAAAAGCGGCACGCTTGGTAATGAAAGACTTGGATGAAGTTAACGAGGAGTCAGTTTCACGCTGGCTCGATGATAACGCAGACTTGTTCGGATTACAAACTGCCAAAGAGGAACCAGTACCAACTCAAGATATTGCGGCCCTACGCCAGCAAGACATCTTGACACAAGGTGCCATTACGCCTGACAAAGGGATAGATTTGGAGCAACGCTTAAATCAAGCAGGCTCCGCAGAAGAAATTCTTAATATCCTTCAGTCGCAATAATTATCCGTTCATAGTCTAGGAGACTAAAACTAATGGCTAACCTATATACATCAACCGCGAGCACTTCGCTCGGCGGTTCTGTTGGTGGCGCTGGTCTCGTACAGAAGGCGTATGACCGTCTTCTCGAGTTCGCTCTCCGTTCCGAACCCCTACTTCGTTCGGTTGCGGACAAGCGTCCAGCACGCCAAGCAATCCCAGGCTCAACCGTTGTTTTACAACGCTATGTTGACCTTGACCAAGCAACTACCGCTCTGACAGAAACAACTGACCCAGATGCAGTAGCGCTTTCAACCCCAACCTCTGTTACCATTACTCTTAATGAGTACGGTAATGCAGTGTTGGTAACTCGTGCACTTGAGTTGTTCTCACTTGCAGATGTAGACCCAGCAATTGCAAATATCATTGCATATAACCTTGCTGATTCTATTGATGCAGTTGTTTCTACAACTCTTACTGGCGGAACAAACGTACTTTACGGCGGTAGCCGTACTTCCACAGCAACTCTAACTGCTTCTGACACAATTGACTCAGCAGACATCCGTAAGGCTGTTGCTAAGTTGCGTGCCAACAAGGCAAAGGCTCGCCGTGGTTCATACTACTGGTGCGGTATTCACCCAGAAGTTTCACACGACCTTCGTGCAGAATCTGGTAACTTGGGCTGGAACTTCGTTCACGCACAAACCCCTGGTAATGTTGACAAGATTTGGGCAGGCGAAATCGGAGACTACGAAGGTGCATTCTTCGTTGAGTCCTCACGCCTACCAAATGCTAAAGATGGCGCTGACCAGACTGCTCTCACTACAACTGCTGTAACTGTTGCAGGTACTTCGGCAGGCTTCACCTTCGGTGTTGCTTCTTCTGCTGTTATCGCAACTCGCGCAGAGGTTGGCGACAAAGTTGCTGGAACAGGTATTGCATCAGGTGCAAAAATTACCGATATCAGCACAACTGGTTCAACTACAACCTTTACTGTAGACACAGCAAATACTGCTGCTGTTACTGCTACAACCGTTGTAACTGTAACTCCAGTTACTCGTGTATTCGATACTATCCTCTGCGGACAGCAAGCACTTGCTGAGGCTGTTGCAGAAGAGCCACACATTGTTATCGGTAACGTAACCGACAAGTTGATGCGCTTCCGCCCAATGGGCTGGTACGGCGTACTTGGCTTCGCTCGCTATCGTGAAGAAGCATTGTACCGAATCGAAACCGGTTCTTCAATCGCTGCTCTCTAGTTGATTGATTCTGTAGGGCAGGCATATTAGAACAGTCTGCCTTATGGGATGAGTTCACTAAGGAGGACTTATGACTGAATGGCTATTTAAAACACCAACAGTAGAAGAAGGTCCTGCTGGAGAAGGTAGGCTTTTTTACTTTTATAAAATTGATAGAGGCGTATCAATTGTAATGCAGACTAGTGGAACTTGGAAACAGGTTCGTTACTTAGTTGATAGTGATTTAGATACCTACCCAATAGTATTCCGTGGTGGGTATGAACATACTGTTGATGATGCCACTAAGGCATCACTAATAGCAGGAAATGTTGGAGTGACGGAGGCCAACTTTACAGCACTATGAAACACTGGGAACATCATCCTGAGCCAATAGAAGGTTGCTTTGGATGTAAGGGGTTATCTATCCAGATGAACTCTGGGGACGCAGATAGTCGCAGGTCAATACCTAACAAAAAGTTCAACGCAGAATTGGATGCCTACAAAGAGGCTAGAGCCCAAGGCATTCAGCCAAATGGAACTTCTATGAAGAAGATTCAAGAGGCAGTCAAGGCTAGTGAAATATTGGGTCGTCCTTACGACGGCAACAAGATGGCACCAGCAAAAGCAATCAATAAAAAATCAGCAGCGGTAATGAAAGAACTAGGAGTATAAAATGCCAAAGGTAAACGGAAAGAAGTTCCCATATACAGCCAAGGGTAAGAAGATGGCTAAGATGGAAGAAGCAAAGATGATGAAGAAAAAGGCTGCCAAGAAAATGAAGAAGAAGTAATTATGGCAGGCAAAACAAGAATAGGTGTAATGAAGCGTACCTCTGATTACCTACAGAATGTAGGCAAAGAGTACATGGAGTGGAAGCGCTCTAACCCTAGCACCGGTCCTAGCCCCGAGGCTGGACAGTTCTATGGTGCGCTGTTCAAAGGATACCGTTATGATGAAAAAGGTAGACGGCTATGAAAAAGACTGCCAAGCAAAAGAAGGTTGCTAAGGTTATGCGTGAGTATAAGAAGGGCGAACTGAATATTGGTAAGTCCTCAAAGAAAGTCAAGTCTAAGAAGCAGGCAGTAGCCATTGCTTTATCTCAGGCGGGCATGTCTAGGAAGTCAAAGAAGAAGTAATGTCATCAGGAAAGTATAAGCCTCACAGGGGTTTTAACCCTATCCAGATTAAGGACGGTATGGTAGTGAGGCTTAGAAAAAATGGAACTGTCAAAACCGTACTAGGAAAGCATG